AGGATGGTATTTACATGGAGAGATGCTGTAAATCCCGGTAGAGCTTACTCTGCACCATATACAGATGATGATATGGCTGAAAAGATGCGAGAATGGGGTGAAGACTCAATTTATTGGAAAACAGAGTACGAATGTCAATTTGTAGAGTCTGTTGCTAATATTTTTAATCCAGAACTAGTAAAAGCGTGTCTTATAGAAGGAATGGTGATGCAACTACCCGGAAACTATCCGAATTGTGTGGTTGGAGTAGATATTGGTAAATCTGTCAATAGTACTGTGATAAGTGTATGGTCTACTGCTAAAACTGCTACTGAAAATGTAGCAACACTTATTTATCTAGAAGAAATAGGTCCAAAAACAGGAGGACATGATATTCCATATCAAAGAAAAAGAATTATGGCTATATCTAAAGATTATGGCGCTGATAAACTGATAATTGATGCAACAGGTATGGGAGGTGCTATAGAACAAGATTTGAGAGTAGCATGTGTAGAAGAACAGATACAA